GGTGGTGTCACTGTGCGTGTTGAGTTACAATCGCAGCCCTTTCAACAAGGGCAGCTTATACTCTCTTACGTACCTCAGATGTCGCTTAGCAATTGTGCAAAGCATATTAATACATCACGAACAAGTCAGACGGTGCTACCAATGGTTAAATTTACTGCTGGTGGTGCTCGTAGTGTGGAGCTTTTTGTTCCCTTTGTTAATGTGAGAAATAAAATCTTTACAGATTATCCTAATGAAGGAATCCTTAATCAGATGGGTTCCTTTCATTTACAGGTTTTTAATCCGTTGCAAGTGGGAGCAGATGCTGTACAGACTTCTGCAACTCTCGCCATTTTCGTCTCCTATCCTAAAGCTGCCTTTGAGGTTATCAAGTTTGGTGCAAGTGGTATTCAATGGGATCGTCAGCTTTCTGCTCTTTTTCAGGCGGAAAAACGAGTGGACTTTGTTGTAGTTGAAGAGGAAAAGGAGAAAGGGCGTCGCGTTAAGGTTAGCGTGAGGCGTGAGAATGGGTTGAGATCAAAGGTACAAGGTGGAGTGCTTGGCACGGCTGCCAACGTTCTAGCGATTGCCAATGATACAGTAGATTTTGCAAGCAAGGTCTCGCGGAAAGGTAAAGCACTTCGAGGAAAAGATCTCGATTATCCGAATACAGGTGCTAATCCGATCCCAGTGATGGATATTGGACAGATTGACATTGCCAATGGGACTAGTCAAGTTTCGGTAGCAAGGTACTTAGATATAGCACCTTCCCGACATGACATTCTTACGCATGTTGATGTAGCAACCTCGGATGATGAGATGGATATCCATGCTCTTGCCGCGCGACCAACCTTCTTTGAAACCTTTGAGTGGAAGGATACAGATGAAGAAGGAAAAGACATCTACACAGGACATTTGACTATTGCTCCCGGAATTTTCGGTGCAGCGATCAATTCGTTCTTTCAACCCACTCTCATGGAGTATGTGGTGCTCCCTTTCAACTTTTGGCGTGGAACGCTTGTGTACACGTTTGAAGTTATAGCCACGCAGTATCATTCTGGTAGATTAGCATTTCTACCAAGGTTGGGTTCTCCAACTGATGCTACTGATGTATCTAATGCGTATGATCAATACGGAGGTACTATGGACATATCTGCGAAAAACAATGTGTTCGACTTCCGTGTGCAAATGCAGGCAAGTACAGGTATGCTGCGTGTGCCACATGAGATTGGCTGGGATAGTATAATAGACTATTTCAGTAAATCCATGGGCACTTTTGGAATTTATGTCCTGACGCCTTTGCAGGTTGGCGGGGTCAGCGCAAGCATACAAATTAACGTATATCTTAGTGTGGAAGATTTAGAATACGATATGCCGGGTTTCGGTTTGACCAGAGTGATTGTCGAAGATCCCTACGTCGGAGACAAAGGTCAGGATGAAGCGGCGCAGGCAAAGCTTAGAGAAGCGATGGCTGCGCATCAGAGATTGAAGTAGAGTTAACTTGGCTCTACGGATTGCTCCTGAAACCCCACACAAATATGATGGTATAGGTATAGT